ATATTAAATTTAGAAATTGGACTGATAGTTTACAAGAAAATAAAAATGAAGTAACATTAGAAACTCTATTTGAAGAAGAAGATAGGTTAATGGTTGAAGTAGTTAACCCTGATGGTGAAAGGTTTGAATATGATAAATCTAATATAAAAGGTCTTTATACTTATAAAGATTCAAGAGATAATTTATATTTTGCTAGAATAACTTATTCACCTTCATCTCCTCCTAAATTTGAGTTTAAAGTAGGTTGGTTTGAAAATAATGATATATCTAAACCTAAGTATGAACCTCAACTACCCCCTAATACAACAAGTATAGATAATTTAAAACGTAGAAATACTGTTGCTAAAATTTATAGAGATGAAGTTCTACCTTTTTTAAAAAATAATCAAAAGTTAGCTAAACAATTAAATATTAACCCTATATCAAATCCAAGATACATATTCTCTCAGAGATTGGTACAAAAACATACTCCTCCCGAGTATAATATAGATTTAAAAGATGAAAAAATTATAATTTCTTTACCTGTTGATAAAGTATCTGATTTACAAGAAAATATAAGTAATAATACTTATCCCTTTAAAGTTACAGACAAATCATATGATGATACTGACAATTCATTAATTACAGTTGAATATGAATTTACAACCCCTGATAATACTTATAGAGTTGAATTTTATTCTGGGGAATATAGTCCTGAAGCTAAAACTTTTGCTTTATCTTTTGGAGTTGATACTGGGGAATTTAATACACTTGATACATTTCAAATGACTGGTGAGGGAAATGCTAGAAAAATATTTAGAACTATCCTTAATATTATAGAAGATTTTGTAAATAAGGAAGATGTTAATAAAATAGTAGTAGATGGAACTAGTGAAAAGCGTAAAAGAATTTATAAAACCATATTTTCATCTGCCCCCTCCTATATATCAGATAAAATTGAACTTAGAGAATTAGATAAACCATACAAACACAAACATGGTTTTGATGATAAATTAGGTAAAGATCCATTTGGTTTGAATCAATTTGCTAGAGAAATAGCTGAAGGTGTTTTAAACGAAGGTGTATATGATTCTATTGTTTCTAAATTATCTAAAGAAGTTTTAGAAACATGGATAGAACAATTTAAGCAAGATCCTAACACACCATCTGCTTCATTAGATAAAGATTATGAACTTAAAGACGCTAAAGGTAGACCATTAGATTTTCTACTTTCAGCTAATATTGATTTTAAGAAAACTGAAGATGGGAAATACATAGTAGATGGTGGTGCTGATGAAGGTACAGATGAGGATGAAGGATTTATAACATTAAACTTTCAAGTTGATCCTACAGACTTACCTAAAATGTGGTCTACTATTTCTATGGATATTAGAGATGTTTTACGTCATGAAATTGAACATTTAACTCAAGGTGGTTATAATGTTCGTCCTGATAAGTATATGGAAGATGATCAAGCAATTCGTACTTTAATTCAAAAATATGAATTACTACCTCTTAAAAACTATTTCTTATTAAATAAAGAAGTAGATGCTATGCTTCAAGGTATGTGGTTTAAGGCTAAAAAATCAAAAACCCAATTCAAAGATGTAATTGATGATTATTTAGATAAAGTTGGCCTTGAACCTGAAGAAAAAGAAGAAATTAAAGACCATTGGAGAAAAAGAAGAAAAGCCCTAGCACTACCTATGTTTGAATACATCACCCCAGCTAAAGAAAAAGATGTAGATCCTAAAGAACTTAAAATGGGTGTTGAAGTAGAAATGGAACATACTAAAAACCCTGCTGAAGCAAAAATAATTGCTCTACAACATTTAGCTGAAGATCCTAAATATTATACTAAATTAGCTAGTTTAGGATTGGAAGAAAATAAACCACAAGATGGTAAAGCTGCCCCTTATGGTTCAGGGTATAATGAGGTAGATGAAGCAAAAAAAAAAGACCCTAAAGTAGGTACAGGTAAAAAACCAAAAGGTAGTAGTCGTAGACTTTACACAGATGAAGACCCTACAGATACTGTAAAAGTTAAATTTTCAACTAGACAAGATATTGTAGATACATTAAATAAAACTTCATTTAAGAATAAATCCCATGCTCGTCAATCTCAAATTATTAATTTAATTCATCAAAGAGTAAGAGCAGCTTATAATAGAGCAAAGGATCCTGATGTTAAAAAGCGTTTAAAAACAGCCTTAGATTATGTTGAAGAAAGAAAAGAAGCATCTAAGAAAAAAACACAACGTTTAAAAAAACAAAAATTAAATGAATTTGTAAAAAGTGACTTTAATCGTATTTTATTCTATCAAGATTATTTTACTAATGTCGCCCCATCCACATTCAATATAGATGTAATAGAAGATAATATAATAATAAGTGGAATAAATGATCCTTACCCTTCAGGATTTAATGACGTAACAGATACAAGACAAATCCCAGTAGATACTAACTTAGAAGAAGGAGATACTATTGAAAAATATTCTGCTAAAGGCAAAGCAACTGGAAAATTAAAACAAGGTACTGTTAGAAAACGATTAAATATCCCTAAAGGAGAAAAAATTCCAATGTATAAAATCAATAAGGAATTAGCTCGTTTGAAAAAAATGGATAAAGATCCTGATAAAAAGGGTGCCCAACTTGGAGATAAAAACCAAAAATATTATAAAGCACTTCAGTTATCAAAAACCCTAAAAACAACTACTAACGTAAAAGAGTAAAGTTTTTCTTGGAAGTCTAAATATTTTTTTGTATATTTACATATAAAGTACAAGTTATGAAAAATAAGTATAAAATATACTGCGACATGGATGGTGTCCTTGTTGATTTTAATAGGGCATTTGAAAAATTATCTAATGGTGTTTATTCTCGAACCTACGAGGAAAAACATGGTAAAAAAGCATTTTGGGATCTTATAGGTAAAGAAGGTGCTAGATTTTGGTCTGAAATGTATTGGACTAAAGATGGTGAAAAATTGTGGAATTATATAAACCACCCAACAACCGAATTACTATCTGCACCATCCCAAGAAATGTCTTCAAGAGTAGGTAAAGCTAGATGGGTAGGAAAACATTTACCTGGAGTTATACTTAATTTAGAGTTAGCTAAAAATAAAAAATTATATGCTTCACCTAATAACATTCTAATTGATGATCACCCCTTAAATATTTCAGATTGGGTTAATGAAGGAGGAATAGGTGTTTTACACACTAGTGCTAAAAACACTATAGAACAATTAAAAAAATTATACAATGAGTAAAATCAAAGGACTAAATAAACAATTTACTAAACGTGACGTTCAACGTATGCGTAACTTAATCACTGGTAATACTGGAGATAGAGTAGGTAATAGTGTAGGTTATACTAAAGCAGAAGAAGATCATAAGGAAGGTGATATTTGGGAAGAAGATGGGAGGAAATGGACTATTAAAAATGGGATAAAACAAAACATAACTAAACTTGATTCTGCTAAAAAAGTTCATGTTATGCCTATATTTTGCCCTTCTTGTAAATCCAAAATGAATCCTCGTATTGATAAAGCTTATTATAACATCCATAAAAAATGCTTTAATTGTGTAATTGATTTTGAAATTGAATTAAAAAAAGCAGGATTATTCGAAGCATACGAAGCCAAAATTATTAACTCAGACATAGATGGTATAATACAGGATTTTACTCAATTTATAGAAGACCAACTTACTGAGTCAAATAATTCATTTATCACAGAACAGGGGGATGTTGAAAAGTGGGTAGGAGGATCTAATAGAGAAAAAATAATGAAGGGAATGAAAGAGACTATTGACTATTTAAATAGTTTGAAAAAGTAAATACCCTTATATATTTATAACCAAAAATATAATGGAGGATTTGAAGATTGTTCAAGAATTTTTCTCTCAACCCCTAGAAGAAAAAAAGCTATGTGCTAAAGGAGAAGCATACCGCAAAAGCAGAATGGCTGCTGGTGAAAAATCATCAGCATATCTTTCAGGTAGAGCAGTAAAAGTTTGCAAAGGTCAAATCGAATGGCCTAAAAAAAAGAAAACTAATGAACAATTAAAAGCTGCTATTGCTGAATCATTACGTGATTGGTTTAAAAAAGAAGATTGGGTGCGTATTGATACTCAAGGTAATATCACAGGCCCTTGTGGTACCATGAAAAATAAAAAACGTCCTTCAAGATGCTTACCAAGAAAAAAAGCACAATCCCTAACTAAAAAAGAAAGAGCGGCATCTGCTCGTAAGAAAAAACGCGAAGGAGCTAAAGGTAAACAATTTGTTTCTAATCCTAAAGGGGCAAAATATAAAAAAGGTACATATCATAAAAAATAAAATGGATACATTCGACTACAAACTATATATCGCTAATAATCCTCTTTTAAAAGAATTTGAGGACAACGGAGCTGAAGAAAAAGCATTTGATGCTGAATTAATGGCTACTGCTAACGGTATTGCTGCTGCTCTAGGTAAAGAACTTAAAGATAAAAAAGGAGATAAAGACCAATTAGACGAAGCAATCATCACCTCAGTTATTGCCGGTATTTTAACAGCAAATACTTTAGTTAATTTTATCTCTAAGATGGCTACTAAACTATTTAAAAAGTTAAATTGGAAAAAAGGTGAAGATGTTGCTGAAAAAATTCACCACTGGGCTCATGATAATGAAATGGCATTCCAAGCTCCAATTAAACGCGTTTTAGCTTTCTTTATTAAAGATGAAAAAAAGTTAGATATGGTTACTAAAGCAGCTTATGCTATTGTAGTTGGTTTAATGGCTGCAAATTATGGGGCTGAAGCAGTAAATGGTTTATCTAAAGCAGATTGGTTTAAAGGAGCTTTATCTTCATTAAAAGCAGTTGCTAAAAGCGATGAAACAATGGCCAACGCTTACCCAGCCCTTAAAGCCCTTATAGCATAAGGTAAAAATTTTTATATATTTATAACAAAAAAATATGGCAAAGATAAAATTATCTGAACTTAAAGAATTAATAAAGCAAAACTATGCTTTAGAAAATATTCAATCTTTACAAGAAAAAAAAGAAGATGAAGAAGTTGATGTTGACGTAGAAACATCTAAAGATTCTGAGGAAATAGATGTTGATGTAGAGATCCCTGAAACTAACACAGAAGAAGATAGAATTCTTCAAAACCTAATCAGAGCTCAAAGAGAAGCTGAAAGTCTAGGTGATGAAAAATTACTTACTCAGATAGGTAATACTATCACTTACTTTACAAGAGAGCATATTGTTAAAGCAGAAGATAACGCTGACCTATGATAAACGAACGCAAACTTACTAAATCTGAACGTAAGAAAAGGGAAGATATAGTTATGGGTATGAAAAAAAATAAAAGAGACCTTGTCAAAAGATATGGTAAGGATGCTGAACAAGTCATGTATGCCCGAGCAGCTAAAATAGCTAAAAATGAAACTAAAGAAAAAATGAAAGATCTTAACATAACAGAACTTATAGAAGATGCTTTAAAAAATCCTAAAAAAGCAGACTTAAACAAAGATGGTAAGCTATCTGATTATGAAAAGAAAAGAGGAGCTGCTATTGAAAAATCAATAGAAGATAAACCTATAAAAGAATATGATAGCTTAGAAGATGAAGCTAAGAGATACTATTTATATTTACTTAAAATAGGAAAAATAGATAAACTTCCTGATAATCCTAAAGAAGCATTTTTAATCCAAATGACTAAAGATCAAATGGAAAAAGATGCTAAAAAGGATCGTTTTGAAAGAGGTTTAGATGAAACACTCAACCCAGAAGTATCTAAAAAAGTAGATCAATTTATTAGGGGATTAGCTAAAAGATATGGTTACTCTGAACAAGATGCTGTTTATGCTATTATGCAAGCTTTAAGACAAACAGATTTTGATGGTTTAAATGAAAACTCAGAAGAAGTTAAAAAGCTAACCTACGAAGATTTTATCCAAATGGTTAATGCTGATATGAGGGCTGGAGCATCACCTGATGAGCATGTAAGTGATGAACGAATAAGAAACCACGCAAAATATTTATATAATCTATATCTCCAAGGTACTAGTCTAGATGATTTATTTGAAGTTAAGGGTTTAAAAGAAGACTTAGATTTAGGTCATCAAGACAATGAACCCCATATGCTTAAAGCTGATTTATATAGAATTGGTAAATATGCTATGGAATTATATCAAATGGTAGACCAATTTGAATATAAAGGTGAAGTTGATTTCCCACACTGGTGGCAATCAAAAATAATCAAAGCTAAAGACATGCTAGTTTCAGCTAAACATTACCTAGATTTTGAGCTTAAAGAGCCTGAAATTGATGCTATGGTTGATGTTGCTACTGAAGAAGATATAATTGATGAAGTTAACCCTGACATGGCTGATGATGATATGTTTAGATTTACAGCTGAACGACGTGAAGATGATTTCGTTGTTATAGATAATAAAACAGGTAAAGTAGTAAAATCAGGCTTGGGTATGCTTTCAGCAACCAAATTAAAAGACAAACTCAACAACTACACTAGAGTAGATGTTGAAGGTGAAGCACCATTAGCACTAGATGTTGATACAGATGTAGATCCAGGTGAACCTTTAGGTTTAGCTGAAAAATTAGCTAAACAATTAAAAGATAAATAATGACAGCAGACGAATTAAGAGATAGAATTAAAATTATTGTTCCTACTATTCTTAAAAGTAAGAAAAAATCTGAAGAAGCAGCTGTAGAATATGATGAATTAACCAAATTCCCAGAACTAAAAGCTGTTATCATAGATTTATTGACTGATGATTTTGATAATTTCTTAGCGTCTATAGATTGGGTAGCTCCTAAACCTACTACATTTAGGATTAATCTTAAAAATGATCAAAATTTTTATTTAATTTATACTAAAAATAGTTGGATAGCTAAAGTAGAAGGAAAAAAATACTATCTATTAAATCTACCAGAAGAACAAAAGGCTTGTCAAGCTATATCACGTATTTTAACTTACGGCCCTCCAGCTTCAATGAATGGAGATGAAACGGAAAGTGGAGGTGGAATGGAAAGTGGAGGTGAAGAAGTGGATGTAGATGTTGACATTACAGATGAAGAATAATTAAATTTGAAAAATAATGGACAATTTTAATCTATTAGATTATTTAAGAGAAGGTAAGCTATTTGAAGCAATAATGGCTTGCCCACTTCCTACTCAAGACTTAGAATTAAACACTAAAAATAGAAATTCTGCTATTAAAGCTGATTACATTCAATATGGTCCTTTAAACCTAAATGATGAGGAATATTGGGAAAGAGCAGCAGAACATTGGAACACAACAGTAGATGTAGCTAAAGAATCTAAATGTAAAAATTGTGTTGCATTTGATATTTCTGAAAGAATGTTAGAATGCATGCCAGGTTCAGTTCAAGATGATGGTTACTTAGGATATTGTTGGATGCACAGTTTCAAATGTCATAGTGAAAGAACATGTTATACTTGGGCCGCAGGAGGCCCTATTGATACTGATAAGGTATCTTATGAATGGCAAGAACGTAAAGAAGGAGAATAATGGATATTATAACCAAATACTTAAATAAAATAGCATATAAATTTCCTAAAGGGTATCCTGATATTAGTGATACTAAAGATTTTTATTTGTTAGATTATATTATAAGAGAACAATTAGGAGAAGAATTTTCTATATTGAATGAAGGAGATGTTGAAGATGGTATTGAAATTTTGAAAAAAGAACTAGGTTTCAAAGATGAAGATTTTCAAAAGGTATCTGGTAAAAGGTATAAAGTATTAGTTCCTAGAGCTGAAAGATTTGATTATGCTCAAAAAATGGATGCTCTAGAAGATTTTACATTTGATCCTAATGCTAAAGGTTCTTCTATGGGGGCTATATTATATAAAGGAGCTACGTTCTTATTAAAACCATCAAGTGCCCAAGGTAGAGCTTCTGCGGGGGTTGAAAATGAAGATATACTGGTTAATGAACTAAGAAAATATCTTGAAGATGGTCCTAAAAATGTAGTATTTATAGGCTCAAATAAAAACTACCCAACAAAAAACATAACTGAAGTATTTGATGTAGGGTACGATGTAGCCGGAGGAAAAAAAGCAGATGTTGTATTAAAAGGAGATAAAAATTATCCAATTTCTATTAAAAAAGATAATGCTGGATTTTGGGAAAGTTCAGATACTAGATATAAAGATGTAGTAAAAAAACTATCAGAAAAAATAGAAAAAGGTGAACTAAAGCCTTTAATATTTAGACCCTTTAAAGACAAATTAGGTAATGTTAAGGAAGGCATTAACTTAATGTATAATGAAGAAACGGGTGAAAAAGTAACAGGAGTTATTGTTACTGATCTACCTTCAAAAGATGAAAAATCTATTATATTTGGTTCTGATGATGCCGTAGTAATTTATAAAACATATTCCCCTAAGGATTTTACCTTAGAAGGAGACACTGTAAGAGTAGAAGTTACTAAAATTATAGAAGATATAAGTGATGTTGAAGAATTTAATCTAGAACCTGTACTTAATATAAGACACGATTCAACAAGAAAAGCAACTGGAGGATTAAGAGCCACAGTCCAACCAGAAAATTTAATTTATAAAAATGGTAAATTAACTGGAAATAAAATTGAATTACCATATAATAAAATAATGGGGTAGTTATGTTAGAAGATATCTTTAAAACAAAAGAATTTAAGCAATTGAATTGGAGAAAAAGATTGCTTATTAGAATAAAAGTTGCATTGATAGGATTCAATGAAATGATATAATAAAAATAATAAAATAATATGTGTAGCTGCGGATGTAATACTTGTGAAACTACGTCTAAAAACGTATTACTTAATGAGAGCATAGCTCCAAAGGAGATATTGTCTGAAGGTCTTAAGTACCATATTGACAATAATAAACCGCTAACTGAACATTTATATCGCGCTGGTTCAAGAGCATATTTTGATTTATTTGCTGAAGTAAGATCTTTATATAGTAGAGGCATTCTTGAAGTAAAAGAAGGAGATGATTTAGCTATTTTAACTGAAACTGATTTAGGTCATTATGGGATATTTGAGGGTAAAAAAGTGCCTTTAGATTTTCCTATGTTAAATGAAGGTGAAATTGAAGAAGCAGAATATAAAGGTAGAGAAGTAAAACTAAATAAACCAACCCGTGATTCTTCAGGTGGAAAAGCATATAAGGTTTATGTTAGAGATCCTAAAACTAAAAAAATTAAAACAGTACGCTTTGGTTCAGGTGGTTTAAAAGCAAAAATTAACGATCCTAAAGCACGTCAAGCGTTTGCTAAACGCCATAAATGTTCAACTAGAAATGATAAAACAAAGGCATCATATTGGAGTTGTAGACTACCTAGATATGCTAAATTATTAGGATTAAAATCAAACTTTAGTGGATTCTGGTAAACCATATACTGACTTAGAAGTAACAGATGATTACATTATAAGGGAGTTTAGTGAAAATATTGACCCCATAGAACTAATGTGGCATCGTGATAATGAGGATAGAACTATTGAAATAATAGGCAAAACAGATTGGAAAATTCAATTAGACAACCAGTTGCCTACTTCAATAAATGATCTTATATTTATACCAAGGCATTTATGGCATAGAGTTATAAAAGGAAATAAAACATTAAAACTTAAAATTTATAAAAATGGACAACTTTGATTTAAGAAAATATTTAGTTGAAGGTCGTTTATTTGAACAAGAAGTAGAATTATCTTCAAAAGAACAAGAAATATTTGATGATATTACAGGTTCCTTAAATGAAGGAAAATTTGAAGATGTTGTAAGTAAAGTTAAAGAATATACTAGAAAAGGATTAATGACAGCGGCTATACTATCTGCTTTAATGTCACCTCAATTAGGTTTCTCTAAATCCCAACACCAAGAATTACAAAATATAGCTAAAACAGAAATACCATCAGAAATATCTCCAATGTCTGATTTAAAAGCTGGGAAGATGGTAAAATATAAAATAGGTTCAACAGATGTTATGTCTATGAAACTTGATGGAGATGTTTTTAAAATTGATTTAAAAGATAGTGGTGATTCAAGTATGAATCAAAAAATAATAAAACAATTAGAAGATTTGGGTGGTTATCCTAATAAAGAAATAAACTGGGAAGAAGATAATTCAATTTCAGTTCCTATAATATATGCAAAAGATTTAAGTAACACATTAAATAATATCTTTAAATTATACAAAAATGGATAAATGTAATTGCCCAATATGCAAGTGCACTACATCATGTGATTGCCCTTGCTGTGATTGTTAGAAATTAAAAATAAAAAACTATTCAATTTTTTAGAAATAGGATTTGGCTTTGTCAAGTCCTTTTCGTATGTTTATGTATAATTATTTAAAACAATTAACGAATGGATAAAAAGATAGTTATTGTAGGTGCAGGAGTTGCTGGTGTTAATGCTGCAACTAAACTAGTGGATAATGGATATCCTGGAGAGAATATCACAATAATTGATATGGGTAAGAGCCCATATGAACGTAAACCTGAAGAAGTAATGACAGGTTTTCTTGGTGCTGGTGGATGGAGTGATGGTAAATTAACTTATCATACTTCAATTGGTGGTCACCTATCTAAGTATACAGGTGATGAAAAGGCAATGGAGTTGATGGATGAAGTTATTAATAATTTTAAACGTTTCCATCCTAAACCTGAAGAAGTACAATGTTCAAACCCAGTTGCTGAACCTGAATTTATTAAACCATATTTTGGTTTAAGATTATTTCCTGTATGGCACGTTGGTACAGATTATCTACACGAGATTGGTAAAAATTGGTATGACTTTTTAGTTGAGAAAGGTGTTAAATTTATTTGGGGGCATAAAGTAACAGATATTGATTTTGAGAAAAATATAATAACTTTTGATAATCATGATTATCCTAAAATACCTTATAAATACCCGTATGATACACTTATCTTTGGTGTTGGTAAATCAGGTATTGATTTTGGTAAGAAATTGGCTGAAAAATATAATTTAGCAACTGAACCCAAACCAGTACAAATAGGTGTTAGGTTTGAAGCACCACAAAAACACTTCCAAAAACTAATTGATGTTAGTTATGACTTTAAATTATATCGTAAATTTGAAGATAAAGGTGTATCACTTCGTTCATTCTGTACTAATAATAATGCAGCATATGTGGCCGTAGAAGAAACATATGGTGATCACACTTATAATGGTCATGCTAAAAAAGATATGGCTTATAGAAATGATATGACTAACTTTGGTATTTTGATGGAAGTAAGAGGCATTGAAAAACCATTTGATTGGTCAAGAGGTGTAGTTAATGATTTACAAAATAATAGTACAGGTTTATATTATTCACCATCTCGCAAACCATCAACCACATCTGAAGGAGATAAAGTATCAGCTTATAGTATTGAAGAAGGGGAATTAGAAGTAGTAAGAGAAAGATTTGAAGGTTATTTCCAATATATTGAAGATTTTATTGCTGATATGAAAAAGGTATTCCCAACACTTAAAGATGATTGGGGTATGTATATTCCTGAAGTAAAATATTTATCTCCTGAACCATTAGTTAATTATGATGATTTATCATTAACTGAATACCCAAATGTACACTTTGTAGGTGATGCATTATCAGCTAGAGGTATTACAGTATCAGGAGCACAAGGAACATTAGTTGCAGAACAAATTTTAAATTAAATAAGTTATGAGTAAAGTAGAAAATCAACCTCTATTTGAGGACAAAGTTATTAATCATGGAGGAGCGTATCATTACGTAACTAAATTTTTAGGTGAAGATACCTATAAACACCACAGATATGATGGCCCTGCAATAGTCCCACACCGTAAAGATTCTAAATTTGGCACATCTAAAAGATACTTTTTAGGTGGTATAGAATATAGTTTTGATGATTATGATGAATTAATGAGAGAAAGAACAGGAGTACCTTTTTACAAAACACCAGCTGGTAGACAATCTAAAGTATAATGAGAGAACATACATTACAAGCACTTCCTTATGAAGGGGAAGTGCATAAAAAAGCATGGGGTCATGAGTTATGGATTACTAATAATGAACTTTATTGTGGTAAGTTATTAGTATTTGAAAAAGGTAAACGTTTTTCAATGCATTTCCATCTTCTAAAAGATGAAGCTTGGTACATATCAAAGGGTAGATTTATCTACACTTATATTGATACTGAAACAACTGAACAAATCAGTCAAGAAGTAGGAGTTGGTACTTGTATTAGACTTCTCCCAGGACAGCCTCATCAAATGTTGGCTCTTGAAGAAGGAAGTTGTATATTCGAGGTATCGACTCAACATTTTAATGAGGATAGTTATAGAGTTTTACCTGGTTCTTCGCAGGAAGAAGAACCACAACACCCATTTTAATATGATAAGGGGAAAACAGTTTTTTACTAAAGGTGGGAAAATTGTAGATATTAATACCTGGGACACCTCGGGAGGACTGGGGGATTTAAATAATCGTTATGGATGGGAAGGAGCTATGGCTTATGGAAATCTTATTCATGATGAACTTTCATCTTATGGTCCTGGAATTAAACCTGGGGATATTTACTTAGATTTGGGAGCTAACATAGGAATGTCTGCTCTTAGAGCTGAAATGTCAGGGGCATCAAAATTATATTGTATTGAACCTGATCCTGAAGTATAT